TGTGCAAGACGCCGGACATCGCAGCCAAAGTGCTCGCACTGGATACAAAGGCGCACGATGCCGCTGTGGCGGCTGACAATGCGGCCAACGCCGATCCAGTGAAGAACGCAATCGCGAATACCGCTATCGACGATCTGAAGAAAGCCAACCAGGAAGCCAACGGAGGCAAACAATGAACTTCCAAGCATGGTTGCAAATTGCGCTCGCTGCACTCGGTACGGCAAATCCGGCCATCGGCGGACTCGTTTCGATGATTGGTAACGCCGTCATCACAGCGCAAACCGATACGGCAGAGTTCAAGGCGCTCGAAGCCAAGTGGCAGGCGTTCTGCCAGAAGATCGTTGACGAGAACCGCGATCCGACTCCAGAGGAACATGCGGCTGCTCGCGAGTTCGCCGATTCGGTACACGCCAGCAATGTGCAGGCTGCGCAATCCCCGTAACAGGTGAGCCTAACCGAGCTCGCAGCCCAATGGCGCCAGCAAGCCGAAGACATGGATCGCTCGGCAAAGTCATACAACCGCGCGTGTGTGAAAGAGAAGGGAATGCAACTGATCCTTCTGGCCAAGCAGCTACGTGCATGCGCCAGCGAGATCGAGAAACCTGAATATGCAAATGCTCAAGCCACAGATACGGCTAATGCAGCAGACGCTTAGCCAGCCTGGGCAGAGCAGGCCGTGGCAGAAGAGCGCGCTCACCAAGGCTAGACCAATGTCAGGCCAGCAGCGCAAGAAGCGCAACGACCGCATCAAGCTGCGCGATAGGTACAAGTGCCAGATGTGCGGAGCACTCAGGATTCCACAGGAACTCGAAATCGATCATCGCATTCCATTATCGGAAGGTGGAAGAGAAGACGATTCAAATCTTCAATCCCTATGCGCAGAGCCATGTCATCGCAAAAAGACCGCCGAGGAGTCAGCGCGAGGTTGTCACGGCGCATTCGTGAAGCCGGGGGGGCGTTCGTGACATTTTCGTTAACAAGGCCAATCCACCGGCGCGACCCTCATTTACACAAAATTTTCGTGTTTCCGAGGTTCAAACGCTATGGCTAACGGTCACGGCGGGGCTCGCGATAACTCCGGACCCGACAAGAAGCCTGCGGAGCTCATCGATAGCACCGAACTGCAGACAGACGACCCGGTTGAGTTTCTGCGTGCTCTGATGCGGGATTCTCGGGTCGATATCAAGCTGCGCCAGGATTCGGCCAAGCGGTTGCTGATGTTGACCAAGGCCGGCAAGCCATCCGGCAAGAAGGGCGAGCGCGCAGAGGCGGCAGAGACGGCATCCGAAGGCAAATTCTCAGCGTTGCCAGCGCCGAAGCTACGCGCGGTCAAATAGGCCGTGCCGGAGTGGTCTACAGCATGTCCTGATTGGTCGCGCCGGATTGTTGCCGGCGAAAGCCTGATTCCGTTCGCTCCGCTGTTCCCAGAACAGGCGGATGCGGCGATGCGGATATACCGGGAGTTGGTTGTAGTCGACCAGCCATCGGTCGAGGCCGCGGACGGTTCTATCATCCGGCCCACGTTCGGGACGTTGAGCCGGGAATGGATCCTTGAATTCGTCTCGCACATCTTCGGGTCGTACGACGCGGAGAGCGGACGTCGGCTGATAACGGAGTTCTACCTCTCGATTTCGAAGAAGAACGCGAAGTCGACGGCCGGCGCCGGGATCATGCTCACGGCGCTGATCTTGAACTGGCGCCAGTCCGGCGAGTTTTCGATCATCTCGCCGACGATCGAGATCGCGAATAATTCGTTCTTCCCGGCTCGCGACATGATCCGGGCGGACCCGGAGTTGCGGGATCTGCTGCTGGTGCAGGAGCACTACCGTACGATCACGCACCGCGTCTCGAACGCGACGCTGAAGGTCGTGGCCGCTGACAACGAGGCTGTCGGCGGAAAGAAGTCGATCGGCACGCTGATCGATGAGCTGTGGATCTTCGGCAAGCGACCGAACGCGGAGAACATGCTCAGGGAGGCTACCGGAGGCCAGGCGTCACGGCCGGAAGGATTTACAGTCTATCTGACCACGCAATCCGACGAGCCTCCGGCCGGCGTGTTCAAGCAGAAATTGAGCTATGCGCGCGGCGTGCGCGACGGTCGCATCGCGGATAAGCGCTTTCTGCCGCTGCTGTACGAGTTCCCGGAAGCGATGATCAAGGACGAGTCCTACCTTGATCGGAAGAATTTCTACATCACGAACCCGAATCTCGGGGCGTCGGTGGATCCGGAGTTTCTGGATCGCCGGCTTGCCGAGGCGCAGGAATCTGGTGAAGAGTCTGTGCGTGGTTTCCTCGCCAAGCACCTGAACATCGAGATCGGTCTTGCGCTCCAGTCTGGTTCTTGGGCTGGCGCGATGTTCTGGGAAGAGAATTCCGAGCGCGCGCTGACACTCGAAGAGATATTGCGGCGTTGCGAGGTGGTAAGCGTAGGGATCGACGGCGGTGGCCTGGACGACATGCTTGGATTGTCTGCCATTGGTCGGGAGAAGGGCACAGGGTTGTGGCTGCATTGGGCGCATGCCTGGATTCATCCGATCGTACTCGAGCGCCGAAAGAAAGAGGCAGCCCGCTTCCGAGACTTCGAAGCTGATGGCGATTTGACCATCGTCGACAAGATCGGCGATGACCTTGCCCAAGTCGCTCAGCGTATTCAGCAGATTGAAGAGGCCGGATTGCTCGAGCGGGTCGGTGTCGACGTCGCAGGTATCGGTGGCGTTGTCGACGCGCTTGTTTCACCGAAGCCGAAAGGCATCGGTCTGGCGCAGGATCGCATTGTCGGTATCCCGCAGGGCTGGAAGATGGTCGGCGCGATCAAGACGCTTGAGCGCAAGCTCGCGGAGAAGATGGTCAAGCACGCCGGTTCGAATCTGATGGCATGGGTCATCGGAAACGCGAAGGTCGAACCGCGCGGGAACGCCATCGTGATCACGAAGCAGCTCGCCGGCTCGGCGAAGATCGATCCACTAATGGCGACGTTCAATGCAGTGACGCTGATGGCGCTGAATCCGCAGGCAACTAGACGCAAGCTAATGATGTTCTCAGTCGGCTGATGGCCTGCCGAGGCTGCATCAATCGCCAGCGCAGGCTGGTGAAGTTGTTGTGCAAGAAACCTGATTCCAAATTGTGCCAGCGCGCTCGCGCTCGGCTAGAACGCATGCTGCGAGAAGCGGAGAAATAGATGGACAATCAAAGAGCGTATTCACTGTTCGAAGTGAAAGCGCTGGACAAGACGCGCCGCACGTTCTCGGGCTGGGCGACGACGCCAGCAACTGACCGGATGGGCGACACGATCAACCCTCTCGGCGCGGTATTCAAAAATCCGTTGGTGCTTCTGCATCAGCACAATCGCGATGAGCCGATCGGCAGTGCCGTATTCCAGAAACCGACGTCGAAAGGAATTCAGTTCGATGCGGAAATACCTGTTGTCGATGAAGAGAGTCCGTTCAAGGACCGCGTAGATACCGCGTGGGGCGAGATCTCCTATGGCGTTGTCCGTGCGGTCAGTATCGGATTCAAGCCGATCAAATATGCCTTCAAGGAAGATGGCGGAATCGACTATCAGGAAATCGAAATTTACGAGTTGAGCGCGGTATCAATTCCGGCGCTTCCTCAGGCAATCATCACTTCTGTTAAATCGATGAGCGGCGGACAGTTGCCGCGCGAAATCATCCATTCCATCAAGCTTGCCGACGTGCGCGATCGCACGATCAAGCTTGTGCAGGTTCGTTCAAACGTCGGTGCTGTGCAGCTGACGAAGTAGCACCCGGCCAAGCCGGTTCTGATTCACGCAGGCATCGCCTCCCCTTTGTTGCGTGGAGGCCATAGGGCTGCGCGTGGCTGCTGATGGCAGCTAATTCGCCCGCTGCAAAGCGAGCGCAATTCAATCTCAGGAATTTCAGTGAAAACTTACGCTGAGCACATCGCTTCGCTCGAAGCGACGCGCGCGGAGAAGTCTGCGCGCATGAAAGAGTTGCACAAGGCTTCGGTCGAGGAAGGCCGCAGCATGAATACGGCCGAGGTCGAGGAATTCGAAACGCTCAAGGGTGAAATCAAGACCCTGGGCGACGACATCGATCGCACCAAGCAGCTCGAGGTCATCGACAAGGCAACCGCTGCGCCGGTCGACGATAAGACCAAGGCAAATGCGCCGGCAAGCGCCACGCCTCTCTCCGGCAGCGACCTTCAGTTGAAGAAGGTCGAAAAGCTCGAGCCAGGCATCGCCATGGCTCGCTACGCCATGTGTTTGATGGCATCCAAAGGCAAGCATGACGTTGCCTTCCGCCTCGCCGAGCGTCATTACCCGCAGACCGAAGCGGTCGTGAAGACGCTGAAGGCGCAGTCTGAAGGCGCCAACATCGGCGCCATGATGCAGTTGAAGACCAATATTCCTGCCGGCACGACTACGGATACCACGTGGGCGGCGCCGCTGGTGTATGCGCAGACGTTCGCGGGCGATTTCATCAATTACCTTCGCCCGCGCACGCTGATTGGTCAGGCGCAGTTCCGCCCGATTCCGTTCAATGTCCGCATCGGCGGTCAGACAAGCGGCGGTTCCGCAAACTGGGTCGGCCAGGGCAAGGCGAAGCCTGTCACCAAGTTCGACTACAACGCAATCACGGTGCCGTTCACCAAGATTGCCGCTATCTCCGTTCTGACTCAGGAACTGGCTCGCTTCTCGGATCCGTCCGCAGAAATGCTGATTCGCGACTCTCTGGCAGATGCAGTGACGGCGAAGGCCGATAACGATCTGTTCGATCCGGATGCTGCAGCGGTGGCGAACGTATCGCCTGCCGGTTTGTTGAATGGCGTGACCCCAGTCGCTGGGCCTGGCAATAGCACGGATCCCGATGACATCCGCTGCGCTCTGCTGCGTTTGTGGGCGCCGTGGGATACCACGAACCTGGGTATCCGTCCGGCGTACTACACCACGCCTGCCGTCGCTCGCATGCTGTCGTTCATGACCGACTCGCTCGGCAATCCGGCTTTCCCTGGTATCACCCCGACCGGCGGCAACTACAAGGGCGTTCCGGTTCGCGTGTCGAACTATATAGCCAACAATGGCGGCTCCGGTGGCGCTCCGTTCATCCTCGTCGACGAAGCGGAAGTCTATCTGGCCGACGATGGCGGCGTGACGTTGGACGCGTCGGAAGAAGCCTCGATCGAAATGAGCGACGCTCCTGCCGGTGCGGCAGGCGTACCGACTGCCTCGTCCGTTTCTGTCGTCAGCATGTGGCAGACCAACTCGATCGCGTTGCGTGCGGAACGCTACATCTGGTGGGGCCTGCGTCGCAGTGGCGCCATTCAGTGGATCGACGGATTCCCGTCCGCTTGCTGATTTGATTTACACAGTGGCATTCGGGGGCGTCTTCCGGACGCCTCCGTTTTTTTGGAGCAATTATGAAAGTCACACCGATCGGCAAGAACTTCAATCGGCACAAGATCGGCGAGGTCTTCGAACTGCCGGACAAGACCGCGCGTATTCTCATAAAAGTCGGCAAGCTGAGTGCGGTCACACGAGACCTAAAGTCGGAAAGCACCGATATCTCACCGCGCACCGGGCAGCCGAAGCGCGCCTATCGCCGCCGCGATATGCAGGCCGAGTCCTGATGAAGATTTTCGGGCTGACAATCCAGCGCACGAAGGCGTTGAATCTGTCGTCCGTGCCGCAGCGCGGATGGTTCCGGCTGATCAAGGAAGCATTTACCGGCGCGTGGCAGCAAAACGTTACGGAAAGCCGCGGCGAACTAATCTGCTATCCGACGCTATACGCATGCATCATGCGCATCGCGACAGACCTTGGCCGTTTGCCGTTTTGCCTCAAACAGAAACAACCCAGCGGCATCTGGACTGAAATCGACAACCCGGCGTACTCGCCGGTTTTGCGCAAGCCGAATTCATGGCAGACATCGCAGCAGTTTCGCGAGCATTGGTCTGTATCCAAACTAACGCAGGGCAACGCTTACGGGTTGAAGCGTCGCGATAGCCGCAACGTCGTCACCGACATCTACATTCTCGATCCGTGCCGTGTGCAACCGAAGGTCACGGAATCTGGAGCTGTTTACTATCAGCTCCAGACGGACGCGTTGAACACGCTCCCGCCGAACTATCCAGCCGACAAACTGCTGGTCCCGGCGTCTGAAATCATCCACGACCGTTGCATCACGATTCACCATCCGCTAGTAGGCGTGCCGCCATTGAGCGCAGCCTATTGGCCGGCTGTGAAGAACCTGAAGATTCTCAAGAGCAGCGCTGAGTTCTTCGCGAACAATGCACAGCCTGGCGGCATCCTCACCGCGCCGGCCGGCATGTCAGACGATGATGCGAAATTGGTCAAGGATTATTGGGATACGGTTGTCGCCAAAGACCCCGGCAAGATTCAGGTCATCGGCGCAGATATGAAATTCACGTCCTTCGCGATGAAGGGTGCGGATTCGCAGCTTGTCGAGCAAATGCGTTACTCCGACGAGCAGGTATGCCAGCCGTTCGGCATCCCGCCATTCAAGATCGGCATTGGTCTGCTGCCGGCAAATATGGACGTGGACTCGATCAACCTCATGTACTACGACGGCGCATTGAGTACTCACATCGAGGCGATGGAAAATCTGCTAGACGAAGGCCTATCCATTCCGAACAGCCTCGGAATCTGGATGGACCTCGATCCGCTGCTCAGGATGGACGTCGGCAAGCAGGCCGAAGTCGAGACGAAGCTGGTCAGCGGGAAAATCAAGACACCTGATGAAGGCCGCGCGAAGTTCAACCTCGCGCCCACCGGTGGCGGCAATACGATTTGGGGTCAACAGCAGGATTACCCGCTTGGCATGCTGGCTGATCGCGCGAGCTGGGATCCGAACATGCAACCGCCCGCTCCCGCTCCCGCTCCAGTCGATGAATCGGCAAGCAATGAAGTGAAGCGGTTAACCGCCGAGCTATGGCAGCGTAAAGCGCTGGAAGCCACACGAGAGGCCGTCAATGCTTGACCCAGTAGAGTTTGGCAAGGCAATGGCGGCAATCGTGCGCGAGCATACAGCGCCTCTGCTGAAGAGAATCGAGCAGCTTGAGGCGCGTCAGCCAGAGCGCGGCGAGAAAGGGGAACGTGGCGAGCCTGGACAGGCCGGGATCGGCGAGCGCGGTGAGGCTGGCCATCCTGGCGAACCGGGCAAGCAAGGCGAGAAGGGCGCGCCTGGGCGCGACGCCGAGCCAATCGACGTCAAGGAAGTTGTCGCAGAGCTTCTGTCAGGTAACGAGATATCGACGATCATCAACTTGCACGTCGCTGAAGCTGTGCAAAAGCATTTCGAGGCTAACCCGGTTCAGAACGGGAAAGACGGTCGCGATGGCCGCGACGGTAAGGATGGCGAGCGCGGCGGCCCAGGCGAACGCGGCGAAAAAGGCGATGCAGGCGCAGATGGCGTTGGTCTGGCCGGCGCCATGATCGATCGCGACGGATGTCTGATTGTCACGACCACAAAGGGCGCTCCGATCAACCTCGGCAAAGTCGTG